CTTGATAGGCTGTGGGCTTCAGGGGTACATTATGCGACCTTTATAAATGAGGTCTATGACATCAACAGCCCTAACATCCTACCTCAGATGTGGTGGGCTTATCGGCAGGATATCTGGAGCCACTATGGGTTTGACCATCAGACCAAGTTTCCAGCAACTCAGAGCAGCATCCAATATATCCGTAAGTGCGATAAGACAGAGGAACTTTACAGGCTTTTTAACGAGGCCTTTGATAACCCCATACCGCTTGAGCAGCTTCGTAATAAATGGGGAGGAGGTCAGCCTGATGAGCTTTATCTGAACGTAGCCTTAGCAAAGCAGGGCGAGTTCCATCACATCGGATCGGATGCCATGTACTTTGGCAATACTTCCAATGTCAGGCCGCATCAGATGGCCAAGGATTACTATCTATTGAGTTTATTTGGCAACCGTTCCAACATCAAGCCGATGTATTGGGACTATTACGATAACGTTCTAGGCAAGATTCAAAGCCAGCGCGGAATGAGGCATATCTATAAGGGCCATTCGGTTCGCTCTGATAAGATTGCTAACATCAGCTCGCCTAAGACAATAGTAAGGCCATCATTAACAGGCAAGGTCGAATCAGTTAAATACACCAAGCAACCTGGAACAGTCATATTGTTTACAAGCTATTTTGAGCAAAAGTTTGCAGACAGGCAAAGGGAACTTAAACAGGTCATGCAGCGTAACATTGACTGTCAAAGCATTGATAAGATTGTGAACCTTGGAACGGCTTGGGATCATGAAAAGGTTATCAATATACCATACGACCGCCCGACCTATGCAGACTTCATTAAGGAGATGCAGAACCATGAGGCTGACTATTACATCTTGGCCAATACTGATATCTACTTTACAAGCGAAATAGAGCGCATTAAAGAGCTTCAGATGGATGGCAAGGTATTAACCCTAAGCAGATGGGATGTGATGGCTAATGGCTCGGCAAAGCTGTTTGATTACGAATGGACGCAGGATACTTGGATCTGGAAGGGCAAGCCTAAGCCAATGGCTAACCTTGATTTTACTATGGGAGTGCCTGCCTGTGATAATCGCTTGGCGTATGAGATTGCCCAGAACGGTATGACTCCTATTAACCCTAGTAAGGATATAAGGACTTATCATCTTCACATCAGTAACAAGCGAAGCTATACTGAGCGCAATAGGTTGCCAGGTCAAGTGTTGCCGGTGGTCCCGATGGATTCGAGCAGATGGAGGCAAAAGGTTTGCGTTATTAATCAGCCTGGAAAAGTAGGGGACATAATCTGCGTTTTACCGATTGCTAAGTGGTGGGCTGATAAAGGATTTAAAGTAATTTGGCAATGTCCAAAGCAATACCATTCGCTGTTTGATTATGTGGATTACTGCAGCCCGATTGAAAAATATGATCATCAAGCCGATAAGGTTATTGATTTATCATTCGGTTTGGACACTTTTAGTCCAATCCATCGTAAGTGGTTGGCATATAAGCGCACTGGCAAAAGCTTTGTCCAGTTCAAATATGAGATTGCCGAGGTGCCGTTAAGTCAAATGAGAAACCTACAATATAAACGAAATGAGCAATCTGAAAATAGACTTTTCCTTCATTTGGTCCCTGATAATAGTATTCATTACCATGTCGTTCATAGCGGTAGTGACTATGGTAGTCCTGCTGATATTTTGGTTTCAGGTCAAGTGGTCAAATTTGAAAAAGTGGGTGACTTTACGATTTTCGACTGGTGTAAAGTCCTAGAGAATGCATCCTCAATTCATTGCATTGATTCAAGCTTGGCTAATTTTGTCGATGCAATCGATACAAAAGCCGAGCTTCATTACTATATTACAGACAAAGTTCCGGGCAAATCGGACCGCACTATATTAACTAAAAATTGGAAGCACCATGATATGGCACGAATTCGACATAATGCTGTCTGATAAAAGCTTGGAGGAAATGGGTATTAAAAAGCGATCATCGGCTAAGGCTATGGTATCGCTTGAAAATGTCTATACGTTCCATTCTAGCTATAACGATGAGGGGGATGAGGTTACACTGATCATGTTCATGAATGGCGATATGATTCAGGTCAACCAGACCTATGATGAAGTAAAAAAAATAATGCGATGCAAATAGCCCAACAGCTAATGCCCAATGGCATGGCGGCACATAACGACTTTAAAGATGCCATCACCTATCTTATCAAAACTGAAAAGCTTCAGCGCATCATTGAAACTGGCAGCTATTTGGGTGAGGGTACTACTCAGGCCATCGCTGATGCTTTGGTGGGACATGAGCAAGTATTCTCTATCGAGGTTAATCCAAGGCATTATGAGATCGCTAGGAAGCGTCACCGTAATACGCCCATTAACTTCATGCTTGGCTTATCTGTTGGCCGTTCTGATGTTCCCACTTCTATTAGTTTCGATGTCCCTGATAACATTGTCATTGATCATTTGGACCATAACAGGGAACTTCTTTACGAGCAGGAAATAAGTTTCAAGGGTGCTGATAATTTATTAAATGTGGCATTATCAAAGGTTGATTATAAACCTGATTTAGTTATCCTAGACAGTGCGGGTCACATGGGATTGCAAGAGTTTAAATATCTTATGAACCTGGTTGAGCCTGGCTTTTATTTGGCTTTGGATGATACTAATCACGTTAAGCATTACGATACTTGTAAGAGTTTGGAAACAGTTGATTGTGAACTAGTATTTCAAACAGAGCAAGGATTTGGAAGTCGAATCTATTATATTAAATGAGATACGCCTTTACCATAATCTACAACGGCAAACATCATTTGCTACATAAGGACTTTTCCGAGCGAATGGTTTCGATGTTTGATAAGTGGATAATAGTCGAAGGCTTCAGCCGTAATGGAGGCTCAACGGCTTGGTGTACTAGCATCAGGCCACCTGCTCAGTCAACTGATGGTACCATTGAGCTATGCGAGACGCTTCAGAGCGATAAGGTTATTTTCGCCACATCTAAGACAGGATGGTCAAGCAAGGATGATCAGGTAAACAAGGCTATTGAATTGCTACAAGGCAGTGAGCCTGGATGGCTTTGGCAGGTTGACGCTGATGAGCATTGGACTTTAGATGACTTGGAAGGGGCTGAAGGCATACTTCAAAAGGACATTAAATTGGCTGGAGGTTTCCAATTTTACCACTATCTTTGTAAGGATGTAGATGGGAAACAATTGGTGGGTAAGGGAGCATGGGGCGATAACATTCATACTAGATTGTGGTGGTGGCAAGGGCAGAAGTTTATAAGCCACGAACCGCCCAAAATGGTTGGTCAGGATGGAGTTCGACTGCTGCCTCAAAAGTATCACCACTACGCATATTACTTTGAGCAAGATGTCGAGTTTAAATCAAAATACTACAGAGGCTACAGGCAGGTTCTATCTAATTGGAGAGCCTTGCAAAAGCGTAGATTTGATTATCCGATACCTGCCAAAACATTGCTGGGAAGCTCCACCACCATTGACCTTAATAACTCCTATATAACTACACTATGAAAGCATGTTCATCCTGTGGAGGTTCAAAGCCTAGGACTAGGCCGAAACCGCCCACCAAACCAAAAAGCTAATGTTAACTCCTGAGCAGATTTCGTATTTGGTCGATTCAATCACATCGATCCGCAACAAAGGCAATAAGTCCAAAGGCATCACATTGATGCAACAAAGCACGGACAATTATTTGCCTGACTATTATAACGGTTACAGGCTATCGGTAAAATGGCTTGACCAAATACGAACTCACGCTCAGAAGGGAGTGTTTCCCTATGAGCTGTTTGAAAAGACAGCACCCAACCAAACGCCTAAAGAGGCCGAATACGTTAGAGCCAACTATAAGCAGACTACCCTTCAGGTATTCAAGGACATGGTCGATACCTATGGCCGTGCCTACCATGAGAACAATTGGTCGATAAGCTACACTCCTGACGCGGACCAATACGTCAACACTGATACTACCTTGGCACGTTACCTTGATTCAGAATTCCCTGAATATGGTAGCCTCGATAACTTCGTTTTCATGTTCCTGCCTCCATTGAAGTTGATGGATGCTATGGGAGTGGTGGCGGTCATGCCTTATGAACTCGATACCGTTGAGATTGAAGGTGAGGAAGTGCTTAACCCCGATGAGCTGGTTGAGCCATACACCAAGTTTTACCATACTACAAGGGTCGTAGCATTTGATGAGGAATACGCTGTAATTGAAAGCGAGGAACGCAGCGAGGTTGAGTATAATAATAAAATGGTTATGGATGGGTTAGTATTCCTAATCTTCGATGACCAATGGATTTATAAAGCGATTCAAGTAGGCAAAAAGGTGGATAATACTTTCGAGGTAATCGAATGGTTTAACCATGCCACTGGAATGCTTCCGGTCAAGCGGGTTGACGGCATCAGCATCCAAATCGATGAGACCATGATGCAACAGTCACCGTTCCTTTATGCTACCGATATACTTGATGAGGTGCTGTTGGATTCGGCCTTGCTTCGTGGAATCAAGCCGACATGCACCTATCCTTATCGAGTAATGATTGGCGATCCTTGCCAGTTCCAAGTAAGGGTAGATGGGGAGAGCTTGACCTGTGATGGCGGCTTCCATTACCGCCATGATGGAACCAAGACACTTTGCCCTGATTGTAACGGAACAGGCATGAAGGACAGAATCAGTCCTTATGGAACATTGCTGATCAAGCCTCAGACATCGACCACGGCTGGCGATAACATCAGTCCCGATTCGGCTATATTCTATGCAGCCCCATCGACTGAAACTCCTCGCTTCTTGAGGGAGGAAATTGCCCATAACATGAATGCGGCTTATGAGATTCTTCACCTTAAAAAGACCAATAACAAGGTGCAAGGAGGGGAAGGCATCACAGCAACAGAGGCGGCGAGTGATCAGAAGGCTTTGATCGCCGGTATCAAACAGAACTGCATGCAGCTCTTTGATATGTATGAGTGGTGCATTGACATGATTGGTTTGATGCGCTACGGCGATAACTATCGTAAGCCTGTCATCAAGCGTCCTGTAAATTATGACTTCTACTTGGAGAGCGATTACCTAGCTCAGATTAATGAAGCCATAGCAGCCAATCAGCCGCCGTTTGTTATTCAGTCCATCATTTATAAATACTTGCAGACGCTATATTATCCTGATGTCCAAGGTCAGCAGATATTTAACCTGATTAGCCAAGCCGACCGCTTGCTCACGATGACTTTGGATGAGATAAATCTAAAGCTTTCCAAAGGTTTGGTGGATAAATGGGAGGTGGTTCTGCATGATTCGGCCATCAACCTGGTTAATACTTTAATGATGGAGAATCCAAACTTCTTTGAGCAGGACTTCGATACCCAGCTTCAGCAGTTGGTAGCAAAGGCCAAGGAGATATCGGGTGCAATCGCCTTAACAACTCCGAGTGGATTTAACGCCCAGAATTTAGTTAGCAACATCGTAGCAGGCATCTAATGGCAACACTGAGTGAGCTGATAGCTGAAAAAACGCGGCGGCTCACCACCGTTCCCGATGCTTATTTAACGGAAGTTGAAAAGGCTCAAAAAAGGCTTTTCCCACAGATCGTGGACATCCTTCGACAACTTCAGGTCGATTCGGCTGGCAACATTATTCTAAACGCTTCCAACCTGACCTTGGCTTCCGATGTGAAAGCATTGGTTCAGGATATTCTTAGCCAATCGGAATACATTACAGCGGTAAGAGAATTCGCCATACAAATGAGCGAACAGGGCAAGGTCAGCAACGAGCTATTTGCAAAGGCATTTGATGGTTTTACCCCTGCCCCTATAGCAGAAGCCTTGCTAAAGACAACTCAAAGGAATGCAGTCGATTTGATGGTGAACGCCATCGGTAACCAACGCTTTGCCGATGTGGTCCGTGAAAACATTGAGACCGCCATCAGTTCCAATGCAGGCTTCACCGAAACGGTAAGGCAGCTTCAGGCGATTGTAACAGGTGATGAGGAAGTGGATGGAAAGCTTTTGCAGTATAACAAGCAGATTGCCCATGATACATTTGCCATAGCTGATAGGAACTATACGAGTGCGGTCAGTGAGGAACTAGAAGCGGAATGGTTCTTTTATTCTGGCAGCGAGATTGAAACGACTAGGCCGTTCTGTTCATCAAGGCATAATCAATACTTCTACTATAGGGAGATTGAACAATGGCCTGAGATTGCAGGAGATTGGGCTGGTAGGATTCCTGGCACCAACTCAAGCACCATCTACTCTTATGCGGGCGGTTACAACTGCCGCCATTCAATCATACCGGTATCGATTCGAAGGGTGCCACCTCGCAAGGTTTTGGAGGCAATTGAAAAGTATGGTTTTGAACCCACTCAGGCAGAGTCTGAGCTATTAGGATTGGAGTAAAAAAGTTGCCTTACGGGGCAACTCCCAATCGACAAAAAAACCTATGCTAATGTCTTAACTTTTTTAATATTTAACAAGCAAGCTTGTTTGGAAATAAATCCATCATTGGTGCAAACTATCCAACCATTCTTACTTACAAGGCGATTGCCATAATATGTGGTGCCTTTGCGGATGTAAGTAAACATTTCCCAATTGGCTTTCTTGCCTTTAATCGTTGAAAGGATCTTCCCTGTCTTTTTTGATTTTGGTCTGGTAGAGGTCATAGCTTAGAAGTATTAAACATATCATGAATAAAATATAACTGCCGATCATGCGATGGTATAGATAATCAGATACCAAAAAACTATTATAACAATGGCTAATACGGCCCAGAAAATCTTAATCTCTCTATTGTCATCTTCCATAATGGGGTAACTTTATGGCAATGATAAACATAAATTCATATAATTTTACACTACATTTGTATAAAAATCACCCCTTTATGGATCACCTTAAAAAAGCAATGAGCATGAAAACTGGCAGGGTTGCCATGCTTCCGCCTCAGATTTATACCAATCCAGTACGGATGGCATCAGGTGGATGGGTT